ATGGCAAATAATAACGGTTTATTTTATCAAATTTTAGACCTTCCGGGGGTTTTAGATGAGAATGTTCCATTTTAAAAAGTGTGCAAACAGGGCGATGAAAGTGTGTAAAAGTGAAAAATGTAAAAAAAATGATGCACGGTTTTCATTGCCCTGCAACACATTTAAAAAGGCTAAAATTCGGAAAGTGTTCATTTGTAACAAATTAATAATCAATCATTTAACCCTTATATACATACTTTTTCACTTTTTTTCTACTTATAATAATAATAATAATAATATATATATATATAAGAGAATATAGAAAAAAGTAACGGGGTAAGGAAAATAGTAAAAAGTGTGCAATGGAAAATCAATGCAGAAATTGCGTTTTTTGGATTATGGCAGCGGAAAGGGTTAAAAGCCTTGTTGATGGGGTGCATTACAAAACCATGCTGGGTTATTGCAGTAACCCGGTTGTGATGGATCAGGTTTTTAATGTTGTAAAGGGCGAAGAAAATGTTTTATATTTAAACCATAAAAATATCGAGTTCGATGAATCCTTCGGTTGCATCTACCAAAAACCAAATATTGACTGACCTGTTTAAAAGCAGGGAGTTAGCGGATATGCTTTGCAAGTTCGATGCCGGGGCGGGTAATGAAGATTTGAAGTCTGAATTATTTTTGGTACTTTGCAATCAACCTGAAGCTAAAATAGTTGAACTGAGCTTAAATAAGCATCTGATGTACTTTGCGACCGGTATAGTGCAAAAGATGATATTTCAGAAAGGGAAGTTTTTTAGGACTTACAGAACTATTACTACTGAATTTAATAATAATATCGATATAGAAGAAGAGGAGTATAATAGGGATAAAGATATTATGTTAAATAGAGTTGAGGCAAGTCTTGAAGCGGATTTGCATTGGGTGGAGCGGGCAATGGTTTCTTTGTATTTAGACAAGGGTAGCATGACCAAAATAAGCGAAGATGTCAAGATGCCTTTTAAGCAGGTGCAAAAGATTATGAAAGCAGCAAGGACAAAGGTTAAGGATGCTATAAACGGTAAAGCGATAGGCAATTACGTTATTGCAAGTATGGATATTGTTTTCGATATTAACGAATCCGTTTGCCCGGATAATATCAATGACATTCTTGAAGAGGCTTGGGAGTATATAAACTACCGGGTAACTGGAACGAAAGTACCTTCCAATTCGATTGACACTTTCATAAAAGAAATTAAACCAATTAAACTAAAAAGGATTGTATGAGTACAGAAATGCATTTTGAAGAAAATTTAGATAATACATTTCAGGCAAGTGGAGTTTGTTTTACAAATCGTAATTCAATAGATGAAAGACCTGATAAATGGATGATAAGTTATGATACTATTTCAAAATTATATGGGGGTGCAATATTCTATACTCGTATTGATGCAGATGGTAAAATGTGGGTGGGGAATGGAGAATATGAAAGTCAAGTAAATTATTGCCCTATAACTGGTAAAAAAGCAAAATTAAAAATTGATAATCCAAATATTGAAAAACAATGATTTTAATCATTTCGATAACGGCTGCCCTGTTTGCTTTTCACTTTATTGACGTGCTTCGCATTCCTGAGCGGTGGCGGGTGCTATATCGTAAACCTTTCAATTGCAATCTTTGTTTATCCTTTTGGGTGGCTTTGCTTTTGTGGGTTGTGCCTCCTATCTTTGTCAAAGTATTATTCACAGGCTTTGCCGCTTCAATCCTATCAGTATGGGGAATAAAGAAATAAACTTTAAACATTCAGGGGCGACCGGGGATATTATCTTTGCCCTCCCTTTTGTGAAATATATGGGCGGCGGCAATATGTACCTATCCAATTACCATCCACAACGTGCAGAGTCTATCGCTAAACTTTTAAGGATTCAGGATTATATCGGGGAGGTTTATGTCGGCATTACGCCGCCGGAAGATGCCGTTAATTTAGACTTATTTAGGCAGCATGCAGGTTATCATTCAAATTTGATTGAAGCATATTTTACGGCGTTTAGAAAGCCTTTTGACAAATCATTTAAAGAGCCGTGGATAACCTTACCGGAATCTGATTCTTTGATTGAAGAGCCTTATACGATAATCAATAGAACTACTAATTACGATGACCCTAATTTTGATTGGAAAGCGGAGGTTAATTATTTAATGACTTTAGCGCCTAATTGCTATTTTTTAGGCTATCAGCATGAGTACGATATGTTTCAGGATAAATTCAAAACGTGGGCGAAATTTCACGATTGCGATTTTTTAACGGCGGCGTATCTTATAAAAAATTCCGCTATGTTCACGGGGGGTTATTCGTGCCTTGCAACTATTGCACAAGGTTTAGGAATCAATTTCAGACTTGTGCAAGCTCCGAATCATACCTGCTCAACCCTATTTGTCGAACGTGAAAAAGTTGTAAATATATGAGCAATAAACAAGCATTTGTAAAGTATGAGCATGAGTGGATGACCGTCCGTTCAGGGTTTTTAAGGGATTTATCAATGGAATGTAAAAACGAGATTGAGCGTATTTACAAAGAGGAAATAGATATTAACTGGCTTCCTAATAGGTGGTGCAAAGCCTGCTATTACGATGCCATTCGTAGATTAATAATTAAATTTGGATTATAATGCCACTACCGAATAAAAACGAAACGAAAGACGATTACCTTCAACGCTGCATGGGGGATAGTGAAATGCAGAAGTACGATCCTGAGCAACGATACGCCGTTTGTAATTCGTATTGGAAAGAAGAAAAGTTGAGGAATATATTTAGTAAAGAAGCAAAAACAGTATTTGACAATGGAAAAGGAATTAAATGAAAAGCAGGAGCTTTTTTGTAAATATTTTGTAAGTAAAGATTTTTATGCAAACGGTGTTGAATCTTATGCTGCTGTTTATGGTTTAGATTTAAGCAATCCTAAAAATTATAATACGGCTAAGGTTAATGCCAGCAAATTGCTAACAAATACTAACATTTCATCATATATTACTCAAATGTTAGATGATGCCGGATTGAATGATAATTTTGTCGATAAACAGCTTTTATTCGTAATTAGTCAGCATGCAGATTTAAACGCTAAGATGAAAGCCATTGAACAATATAATAAGCTGAAACAAAGGATAACTGACAAATCAGAAACTAAAGTTTCGGGATCATGGGAGATAACATTAAACCTTTAAGCATAAAATATACAAGACCTTTTTTATATCCATATCAGAAACAGATATTGGATAGTGAAAAAAGATATACGGTAACGGAAGCATCAACTAAGGTAGGTAAAACAGCGAGCCATATTATTTGGTTACTTGAGCAGGCTTTAAAGATAAAAGAAAATCAATCTGTCTGGTGGGTTGCGCCTGTTTATGGTCAGGCTGAAATAGCTTACAACAGGATGAAATCACAAGTTAGTGAAACTAATTTTTTCAAATCGAATGAGCAAAAACTTCAATTGACTTTGCCGACTGGTGCAAAGATTCAATTCAAAAGCGCTGAAAGACCTGATAATCTTTATGGGGATGATGTTTATGCAGCGGTGTTTGATGAATTTACAAGGTCAAGGGAGGAGTCTTGGTTTGCGCTTAGATCAACTTTGACAGCTACAAAAGGCAAATGTAAATTTATTGGGAACGTAAAAGGCAGGTCAAATTGGGGTTATAAGTTAGCTGTTAAAGCTATGAATGGTGAACAGGATTTTGACTACTTTAAAATAACGGCTTATGATGCGGTAAGGGAAGGGTTACTGGATATTGAAGAGGTTGAGTCGGCAAAAAGGGAACTTCCTGAAATTGTATTTAGGGAGTTGTATTTAGCTGAACCTGCCGACAATGCAGCCAACCCCTTCGGCTTCCAATTCATCAAACAATGTACGATGCCAATGAGTAGTGAGCCGCCTGTATGTTTTGGCGTGGATTTGGCGAAGTCGTTCGACTGGACGGTGATTATTGGTTTGGATAGATTTGGGCAGGTGAGCTATTTAGAGCGGTTTCAAAAGGACTGGAATATAACAAAGCAGATAGTAACGCAATTACCGAAGGCGCCGATTAAAGTGGATAGTACGGGCGTTGGTGATCCGATTGTTGAAGACCTGCAAAGGCAAAGACCGAATGTGTTCGGGTTTAAATATTCCGCAAGCTCAAAGCAGCAGTTGATGGAGGGGCTTCAATCGGCAATACATCAAAGGAAGGTCGGCTTCCCGGAGGGGGTTATTACAAAGGAGTTGGAGAGCTTTGAGTATGAATACACACGAACGGGGGTAAGGTTTAATGCACCAACGGGTATGCATGACGATTGTGTGAATGCCTTAGCCTTAGCATGGGCGCAATTTATGGAAAGGAAGCACGATGTAAAATATGTTTTTATATGACATGGAATGATTTAACGGTGGGGCAATATCAGAGGCTCTACGGAATATTAAAGCAAACGGATAAAACGAACCTTGATATTTTAACCGAAATAATATCCGTTTGTGAGGGTTATGCCATTGATGAAATAGACAGCTGGCAATTTAGCAAACTGATTGAAAAGGAAAAGGAATATAAGTTTTTGGAGGCGTTGGATTTTGACAAAACGGCGAAGAAGTATATCAATATCGGGAAAAAGCGTTACAAGTTTGTTCATAAGATTCAAGAGATACCCGCCGCCCGGTATATCGAGGCGAAGCACTTTTTGAAAGAGGATTTTATTGACAACCTTCATAGCCTTATGGCTTCATGTGTTATACCGATGCGCAAAACGTGGCGAGGATGGGTTGAGGAAAAGTACGATGCAAAGCTACACAGCCATTATGCGAATGATTTGAAACAGGCAAAGTTTGTGGAGGTTTATAATTGCACGCTTTTTTTTTGTCAATTATACGTGGAATTGATAAAAGGTTTGGAGCCTTATTTGACAAAGGAGTTGAGGAAAGTGACGACAGCGGACAAGATAGCGGAAGTTCAAACAGCTTTGCGGTTAATTACGGATGGATTTACAGTACCGAGCAAGTAGCAGAGTTGGAGCGGATTAGTTTGGATGCCGCCTACGATATGAATATTTTACAATATTTGAGCGATTTGGTTTACATAAAAGAAAAGCAAAAGAACGAGCGGAAAATGATGGAAGATATAAAAAGGAATTATAAATGATGTTGATTTCTCATGGCAAGCAATCCCCCGGCTTATTCTTAGGCAGGGGTTTTCTTTTTCAGGTATTTATTAAAGTATGCCTACAATAGCACAAGCACAAGCTAAATTAGGGGGAATGACATTCACCGGAACTGGTATATCTAAGGGCGTGTTTGTGCCGAAAGAAGATATGCCGCTTGCGTTGCAATTGGTAGCGGATTACGTGAAAGAATTTGAGAGTAGGGTTGCAACTGAACTGGATCGGGTGGGGCGTGTGGATACCGGCAATCTTGCAAGTTCAATAAGATACGAAACAACCGAAACGGCAAATGGGATTATCATAAGCGTTTTTGTAAATGATTATTACAAGTTTATAGATAGTGGTGTAAGGGGTGCGGGTGCGAATAGTATTAACAATACTTCGCCATATAAGTTCAGAAAAAAAATGCCGCCTATTGAGCCGATTCGCAAATGGATAGCACGCAATGGCATAAAATCGCGGGCAATGGATGTGAAGAAGTACGGTGCGGTGGGTAGGGAGAATAGGCAGCCGCAAGATAAGAGCCTTGCCTACATTATTGCTCGATCGATAAAAAGCAAAGGATTGGTAAGGACTGGTTTTTGGACTGATTCGATTAACGAAACTTTTAAAGACTTTGACGTAAAGATGTCGCAAGCATTGGGTATTGATATAAGGGTGAATTTAGAGAATATGGTAAAAGAGATTAAAACGAAAAAATAATGGCAATCACTATTAAGAGCGCACCGTCAGGATTTACCTCCGCAAATGAAGAGGTCTGGCACGTTGTGGATAGCAATAATAAGAATGTTATCGGGTTCAAATACCTTTACGATATTTACAAGGGTGCGACCTTGCAGACCCGGATAACGAACAGCCCATACGGTGCGGACGATTACGGCGTGTTGAATGTGGGTAATATTGTGAGGGCGGGCGTAGCGGTTGATAATATTGGCGACGTGGATACGGCGACGGCTTACAGCGGCACGTTCGGCGTGTTAAACGGTGGGGCTGATTATTGGTTCACGGAATACGATGTAAGGTTTGGGGAGATTTGCGGGGTTACGACCGCTGGCAATCCTGTTGTATTGGAAAATCTTGCGTCCGGCACTTACCGGGTTTACAATACCTACAATCGCCACCCGATGCATAAGGCAGGAGCGGCACTTAGCAGCGGCACGGTGTTTTTGACGAACAGACCTGATGAGAGTTATTACTACAATGGTGAGCCGGTAGTACTAAGCATAAACGGCAAAAGAATAACGGCGGGGCAAAGTTTGCTTATTAAGGTTTTAGGTTCGACCAGAACGATTACGGCTGCGGATGCTTTTCACTATTTCAGTCTTAATGGTATGGCTTCGGATGCGACGGTATCAATAGAAACGACCGGGTCGGTGCTTGCAACTAAGCAGATAAAATCTAAGTGCTCAAAATACACGCCTTACACTTTGATTTTTCTAAATGCTTATGGGGCGTGGGATAGCTTTACTTTCGTGAATGGCAATATATTAACCGATAATCAAAAGAAGAAGTTTGAGCGAAGCGAATGGCAGTTGAGTGGGTTTAACATGGTCGATAAAACGGGAAAGGTAAAATATGAGGGTATGAAAACCTACGGC